AGGGATTATTGAGTACAACCCTATGGAGCTGCTTAAACGCAGCAAGGATGGCATTCAGGCTGCAATGCGTGAAGAGATTATTCACGCTGCTATGCATAGGGTCTTAATGGTTAAGGCTAAGAAGAAGTCATCAATGGCAGAAGGTGGCAAGGTATGGACAGATTTCTTTACTGAATTCGGCAAAAGCCTTACTGACCAAGAGCGTGCAGATATTAGTAACGTGTACCTAAGTCTTAAGCCCGACGACTACATTGGTATTGGTTCAGAGTACAGCCGTGCAGTTGTGCAGAACCTACTGTACGGAGAGTTCTCTGAGCAGTACAATATGGAGAGCAAGGGTGGACCAGCTTGGAATGCAATTGTGGATTTACTTCGTTCGGTGCAGGCTTATATGGCCAAGGTATTGGGGCCAATGATTAAGACTAACCCCGAGGCTGCACAGGTCATTGTTGATACTGTGGAAATGCTGAAGGTAGCAGACCCTGCACTTAGACCAAAGCGTCAGGAAGTGGTAGCCAATGCTTACGATGCAGTAGATGAGAATACAGCAAATGAAAGTACACAAGGGGATGAGAAGCCAAGTAAGGATTCATCCGAGCGCATCCGTGAAGAACGTAAATGGTTTGATGGAGCCTTCCGTCAAACTGCATCTAAGTATCTTACTCCAGTCATTACTAGACTAAACAGAATCAACCCTCAGATTGCTCGCATCTTACAGAACTTAGATACTGCAATCCGTGAGCGATCATTTAAGTACAAGAAACAGACTGAAGTTTTCTTTAGCAAGTTGAATTCCATTAAGGGCGAAGACTTTGAAGAGCTAAAGCAGCTTATGTTTTTTAGCCCGAAACCTGAAGAGGCAAACCTGCCGCAAAACAAAGCTAAAATACAGCGCAGAGATGCGCTACTGCACAAGTACGATTTACTTAATCTGTACCGTCTAGATGTACAGCCTATCCTTGAGTCGATATATACAGAGTACAATGAACTTGGTATGCCTAAGATCGGATACCTTTCGGATTACTTTCCTCGTGTCGTAAAGGATCTTGAGGGCTTAATTAAATCATACGGGCATAAGACTAAGATTACTTTTGAGCTTTTAGTACGAGAGGAAAATGAAAGACGTAGCAAACTAGATGAGCCTCTTGCCGAGATGGGAGAAACTGAACGTGCTGAATTATTCCAAAACTTTATTCAAGGTAAATTACGATTGAACCTTAAAGGAGTAAAACTTCCAGGAAACGTAAAGGTACGTGAGATTAACTTGATACACAAGGACAAGCTGAAGTTCTACGACAGTCCAGGTATTGCCTTCGGCAAGTACACTACTAACATGAGCAGAGCCATTGAAAGCTACAAGGTTGTAGGTGATACTAGGAAGGGTAAATACTTAGGTACACTGGGTAAGAAAATAGAAGAGCTATTGAGAACGGGACAGATTGATCAAGTTGACGCAGACACCGTAAAGAGTCTTTCTGAACTAATTACTGCTCAGTTCCAAGCGGAGAATGAAATTTTAAAGAGCCTTGGTACGCTTACGTATATGGCTACACTTATTAACCCTGGCCCTGTACTAGTACAGATTATGGATTTGTACAAGGTAGCACTGTACCGTGGGCTGGGTGGCGTAGTGTCTGGCACTTACCGTACCATTACTGGCAACCGTAGGTTCGACATCGAGAGGGACTTTAGCATTGCTAAGACTCAGCTGTCGGCTGAGTTTGAAGATCCAAGTGTACTACAGAAGGCACTGGACTTTGGCCTTAGCCGTCTGGTCCCGTTCCGTCAGATGGATACAGCTATGAAGCACGCTAGTATCGAGGCGGCGTACGATGACTTCGTTAAGAAGTCCAAGGCACCAGTAGGGTCAAAGAAGTATAATCAGCTACTCAGTGAACTGACTATTACAATGGGAAGAGAGGACGCACTGCTGACGATTAATGACCTTAAGAATAATATGGCTATGGAAAGTACCCTAGTCAAGGAGGCCCTACTTGCAGAGCTACTGCAACGTCAGCCACTGACTTACTTGCAGGTGCCAGAGGGATACCAGACTGATCCAAGCAAGCGTCTGTTCTACAAGCTTAGTACCTTTATGCTACTGGACTTGAACTACAACAGGCAGGAGTTTATGAATGACCTCGGTGGACCAGACAAGACACTGAAGCAACGTACCGTTGCGCTACGTAGGCTCGCATATATGGCTACTCTTTTGACTATGTTTGGACTCCCATCGGACTTACTCGATGACTGGATTTCAGGCAAGGATACATACATCCCTGAGCACGTGATGAATAATATGCTGGGTATGTTTGGACTTAGTAAGTACACAACTTCTCGTGCACTGAACAAGGGTACAGTAGAAAGTGTAATCCAACGCTTCACTCCTCCTGCGATTAACATTATGATCGACGGCGAACAATCACTGAGATCGTGGGTCAAGGGCGACAAGGAACTGTCTCAAATTAAGGCTTGGCGTTACTCTCCTCTGTCGGACGTGCATTACTATCGCACTGGAGGTGGAGCAGAGTCCCAGAAGAAGTATCAGAAGCAGCAAAAGAAAAAAGGAATAACTCCTACTGTTGATCGCTAGGTCCTAAAACAAGTTTGGCCTCCCTCAATTAAAAGGGAGGCCAAATGTTAGGACTTAAACTATGAAAAAAAGTCCCAAACGACACATATATAACGCAAACCTTATCACTAAGGTAACTTTACTATGGTGATGATTTAAGATACTGCAAGCTGCATTAGCATTTGCTTACGATATGAAGGCAATTCATAGGTATATCGTAGAAGTATTCACCATTTGCTATCATTCTATTGGGAACCTCAATGAGTCTATCGTCAGTCAGTAGTTCACCTGATATACGCATAGCGTGACTGTACTCTGCGTTCCAGATATAGAACAGTACTGGCATATCTAGTTTGGCAAACTTCTTTTTACGCTGAGGCAGGTGCACACTAGTCCAAGGGAACATTGGCCCTTTCCATACTAGCTTGCACTCGCACTCGACGTAGCACAGTCCCTCAATGATTAGGTCTGCGCAGTACTTGTTCGGGTTATCAATGGCAGTCTGCCCCATTCGGGATAGGTACTGCTTGGTTGCGTCCCTTGCTGAGATGTCAGTCAGTTCAAATAGTTCTTGGTCAAATCTTTTATGTTTCATAATGTGTGCGTTGGTTTATACTTAGGAAGGTTGAACTGCCGCCGCCATATCTTCCTCCATCTTATCGAGAGCCTCGGTCAGCATGGACTCCAGTGTATCATGCGTCATGCCAGTGCAAACTGCCTGCCAGTACTTTAGTTTAATCTTAGTTGATAGTTTCATTTTTTTCTTTTCTCCATTTGTACACCAGCTATCTGGCAAACTTTTTCTAATAATTTGCAGTACATAACGCAGTCGTACGCATCAGAATCAATGCGTGAGTGCACCCGATAAATAGAAGCAGATGCACCAGAGCGACTACGATTAATACTACGTGCAATTTCTTCGTGTGTGAAGTTGTGCAAGTACATTAGGTATGCAGATGCATCCCTGCCGTGCGATGCCCTCCTGTTGCGAGACTTACCACGGATGGTGTTAGGTGTAGTGCCGAATTGTTGAGATACGATTTCGATTATTTTAGTTTTAGCTAGCATTATTTTATGATTCCTACGCAGTGATATAGTTTGAAGATTCCACGAACGTCACGTTCGCCTTCTCGATTCTTTGCAACTGAGTATTGAAGCTCAGTGTATGGACCTACTGAGTCAAACTTTTTAGCTGACTCAACGTCCCCTCCCTCTGGCCACATAAGGATGACTGCATCTGCGTCATTCTCAATGTCACCTGAGTCCTTAAGGTCGTACAGTGACAGGCCGCTTTCACGCTTGGCACCTTCACGATTGACCTGTGCCAGTAGCAGGATGCCGATCTCCAGCTCCACTGCTATCTGCTTTATCTTGTGAGAGATAGATGAAATGCCCTCGGTCTTACCTACGTTCTTACCGAATGGGATTAGTTGCAGGTAGTCAATGACTACGAGCTTCACGCCGTGAGTACGCACCAGTAGTCTGATCTGGCTTCTCAAATCGTCTGCCCCCTTGACTGCGTGCACAGTGTAGATTGGCAGGCTGCCCAGTAGTTCGTTGGCTGCTTGCACTGCCTTAACCTTGGCAGGTGTAGCTACGTTCTCTTCGATCTGGCGTAGGTTGACACCACTGAGGGTCTGAATCATACGCCTAGCGATTTGCTTCTGTGGCATTTCAAAGGAGAAGATAGCGGCAGGCACCGATGCAATCTTACTTGCACGTAGTGCAATGTTAATAGCTACGGCTGACTTTCCACAGGAGGTAGGTGCAGCGATGATGCATACTTCCCCTGCCCCGATGCCTCCCATCCCTAGCTTCTCATCAAGGTGCGGGATATGCGTGCGAACAACGTCCTTTACGTACGTGCCCTCTTGCATCTGTTTCATCTCTTCCTGTAGTATTTCCACCGAGTTAGAGATACTTTCGATACCCGTCTCGCCGCCATTGACTAAGCTTAGTTCAGTGTCTAGCTGACCCTGGATCTCGGCTGAGTCCATTTGCTCCGATGCGCTGCGCTCGGCGGCAAGCTTGTATGCTCGGTGCATCCTGCGTAGGTTGCTCTTCTCCTTTACGATGCCTGCATAGTTAAGGATTCTAAATGGTGTATCGGCTGAACCTGCTAAGGCCATTACACCTGCGATGCCGCCGACTTCATCGAGGCTGTTGTTTACCTTTAGGCGTTCAACAAGATTGATGTCATCGATGGGTTGACCTGCTCCTGCGAGTTCGACTATAGCTTGGTATGAAAGCTGGTGCCGTAGTGCATAGAAGTCATCGGGACTGACTGCACTTGATATGCTGTCGTATGCGTCCGAGTTATCTCCGAGTAAGCAGGAGGAAATGAGTGCCCTCTCTGCTGATAAATTATGTGGTAGTACTGTGTCTGCTTCTAATAAATCGTGTATGGTTGTCATAGTTTTTCATAGTTTATAAATCCTAAGGCCAGCTGCAGGATCGGACTGCAACTGGCGGGTAGGGTAGTTATGGTTGGCGGTCTTGTCTTTCGAGCATACCTAGTGCGATCAGTGAATAGCCAATGAGATCTCTGAAGATGTCTTTAGCTTGGTCGCCTTCGGTACAAACGGATAGCTTGCCATCCTTACAGAAAGCTTTTGCTCTCTGGAATTTGTCCTGCATTCTGATGCACACCCCAGTCAAGGGGTGCACACCAAACTCGGAGGAGCCGTCAAAGTTTGCGAAGGGGTTATCACAACTTTCGCCTCCTGTGTAGTCCGAGCATTTGCCAGAGGTCAGTTCCAAAATGGAACGAACCTCATCGTGGCGGAATTTCTCCCACCAAATCTTATCAAAGTCTAGCATCTAGAAGCTGATAGGATCGTCACTAGTTTGTGCTACTCCAGATGATACTACATCTGCTTTAGCTACTTTAGGATCGAAGGATACTGACAAGAAGCTTAGTCCGCTCTTGGCTGTCTTCTTCCATCCCTTGAACCAGTACTCCTTGCCTTCAATTTCGCAAGAGCCAGTGAGATCAGCGTGCGTCTCCTTTTCCTTGCGGTCGTTAGGGAAGAGTACACCACTGTTGTTGTTGTCGTATGTTTTGGTTTCCATTATATTAACCCATCCAGGGTTTGTGTTTTCTTTTTGTAGGAAGGTTCGCCCTTCCCGTGAGTGTTTGTTGCATCGGGATCTTTGGTATCGTCGATGCATAGAAGTCCGTTAAGAGCGTACTTACGTGCATAGGAGGAGGCCGAGCCAGTAATCTGGGCATCGTCCATTCCCTTCTTGGTAAGAGCCTCACG